TGTAACGGATCTAATAAGCCTTGATACCTGGAAAAAGAGCGTCAAACCTTTTTACAACCAGTTAATTATAAAGCTGGAAATTGAAGAGGCGTGGGCGAACAACTCACTATTGAAAGTGACTGAATAGCGTAATATGAAATGGCCTGATATTTTATCGTGGGCTATTTACTTTTCCCGAAACTGTGGTAAATTTTCTCTAACGATGGGATTTGTGCATTTGTTAACAAATTTAAGTTTGGGATTTTTATTTGTCATTCGCCAAATGATAACTATGATTAATGACGTACCAACTCAATGCGCCACCCAAACGACGGAATGACCATTAATCAACGACGATAAACAGGCGCACCAAATTCTAGGCTCTGCTCAGGCAGGGCCTTTTTTTATTACTGGTCCTGTTTGTTGTACTACAATGGAACCTATGGTGAATCTCCTCTGTGCGGCGGGGCGTATCAGTTACCATTCTCCCGAATGACGTTAGTGAATGAGCCACGCGAACTCTTTGACTGGAGAGTTCACCGGGAGGCACCCGGCACCACATTTAACTGATGAATCAGCAAAATTCAGAGCATTACTAATTGGTTTATATGAGTAAGGAGCTAGACTCCTGGCACCATACTTAAGTACAGTTGATGATGTGTCTGATAACACACAGAATGGCCACAGATTGGAAGTGCTTACCGATGCCAGTAATTGCCTGAAACGATTATCTCTTTCCGTTCCCCAGTGAGAAGATAAAAAGGCAAAAAAATATCCCCGCTCCATTAGTCATGACAGACAGGTTGGGTGAAGCGGGGGAGCCAATACGGCCAACACCAGGGAATACCATAAGAATAATTCAAAAAAACAAAAAATAATAATTTTGATTCAATAAACCCGCAATTGCGGGTTTTTTTGTGTCTGATATTTATCTTTTAAATCCTCCTTAAAGAAGTTTTTCCTTATTTTATAAGCAAATAACTATTAGCCACCGTCTTGCTGACGGCCGGAATCAAATGTATGCCTCCAGAAAAGGATCCGGGCTTTTGGGCCAGCGTACTGCTGTGGCTCTATAGCCACAAAACCGAGTGGGGATATGCCGGAGTAGCAGGCATGTTTTCACTACTACGTAGTGCTTATGCAAAAAACTCATGGAGTAAACGTGTGCTGGATGCTGCTTCATGCAGCGCGCTGGCGTTCTTTGCTGCGCCCACGCTTCAGGTTGTTGGGGTATTGATGAACTGGAACGTACCGGACGCTGCCGCGCAGGTCTTTGCAGTTTACATCGGTTATGTCGGCAATGATTACATCAGCGCGAAGCTTCACGGCTGGATAGCCAGAAAGACAGGGGACATGAATGAAACTCAGCAATAACGGCATCGCATTTATTATGCGCGAGGAAGGCGAACGGCTGACGTCGTATCAGGACTCTGCTGACGTCTGGACAATTGGCGTCGGTCATACCGGAACGGTAGATGGGAAAACTATTACTCGCGGCATGACGATAACGCCCGGCAAATCAACCGGCCTGCTGCTGAGCGATCTGGTCTGGGTAGAGGCGGCGATTAACAGCAATGTGAAAGTGCCGCTGACGCAAAACCAGTATGACGCGCTGTGCAGCTTCGTTTTCAACGTGGGCGGTAATGCTTTCCTCGGTTCCACGCTGCTGCGCTATCTGAACCTGAGCAACTATAAAGGCGCAGCCGATCAGTTCCTGTTATGGAAGCGGGCCGGGAAAAATACGGATCTGCTTCTGCCGCGTCGTAAGCGAGAAAGGGAGCTGTTCCTCACATGAATATCATCACCGCCATAAAAAACTACTCGCATGTTATCGTCATCGGGCTTATCTGCGTTGCGCTATGGGGACTGAACGCCCGCAACTCACAGCTGACGGCTACAAACGACCGACTGGAAAAGCTGACAAACAGCAAAGACAACCAGATTAATGATTTGCGATCTAAAAACGATGGCCTGGCATCCTCAGTAAATAACCTGGTCACAGCAGTGAAGCAACAAAACGCCGTCATGTCTCAGGTTACTGAGCAACGGGCAGAAACAGCACAGCAAAACAGGAATCTCCAGGATGAAATCAAGCGTTACCTCGCGGCGAACAAATGCGCTGTTGCTGCTGTTCCCGCTGGCGCTGCTGACCGGTTGCGGGACGCAGCAAAAACCGCTGGTGGAGTACCGGACAATCAGTCAGCCAAACCTGCCGATCCCCGCTGAGTTAACCAGCCCGATTGACGTGCCGCCGGTGCCGGATAATATGACGTTCGGCCAGTCGGTAGAGCTTTCAGCACAGCTGTATGGCGCGCTGGGGCAGTGTAATGTCGATCGGGCCGGAATAAGACAAATTGAAGACACTCGAGCCTCACACTAGTGGGATTTTTACCACCAATAAGCAGAGAATTTTTTTGTATTTGCCATCTTGTTACTAATTTGGAATAGGCGGATCATGTGATCACCTAAGTTGAATACAGCAGGCTTCATGCTAATCAGCACTGAGAATTCACGTAGCAATACTGCAGACAGAAAACTTGCTTGTACTCTTGCTGCCGTTGCCGGGGCCCTGAACACTGCAGCATTTGAAGTTGTAGGTTTTTTCTCAGCTAACATGACTGGCAACGTTTCTTCACTATCGAATCATCTTGCTAAAGCGGACCTTACACCAGGTATTTTTTTCCTTTCGATTGTCTGTCTTTTCATTACTGGCTCCGCATTTTCCACCATCCTTATAAATGCAGGGCGGAGAAGGAATATACGGACGATTTACGCCTTCAATATTGTTGTTGAAGGAGTTGGACTGGTTTTGCTGGGCATTGTTGAATGCTGGATGAATCCGCTTTCGCCCGGTGTATTACTTATCTTGTGCCTGAGTTTTTTGATGGGGTTACAAAATGCAGTTGTGACCCGAATATCCAATGCACGAGTGAGGACGACGCACATATCAGGGACGTCTACAGATATCGGTATAGAGCTGGCTATGCTGTTTGATGTGCTGAGGCGAAAAGAGTCCCCAAAGGACGCTCCAATTTATCTTGAGAGACTTGGTCTACACGCTTTCACATTACTATCATTTCTCGCAGGAGGTATAGCAGGAATATGGCTTTTTCATTTACTTGGATATGGATTTCTGATTTTCATAGGAATAGGAGTGATTGGTTTGGCATTGCATAACACGCTACGAAATCATGAATATTGATAAGAATTTTCAAAGCCGCCTGTGGGCGGTTTTTTATTGGAACCGATATGCCATCAGCAATCCCTCGTTCATGTCGAAAGCATGGTTGCCCTAAGACAACAACAGATCGCTCAGGCTACTGTGATGACCATCGTAATGAAGGCTGGCAGCAGCATCAGCGCGGACAGAATCGGCACCAGAGAGGATACGGCAGTAAGTGGGATGTTATCCGTGCTCGTGTCCTGAAGCGTGACTACCACATTTGCCAGCAATGCCTGAGAGCTGGTAAGCCTGTACCCGCATCCACCGTTGACCACATCATAGCGAAAGCCCACGGCGGTACAGACGATGACAGCAACCTGCAATCGTTATGCTGGCCGTGTCACAGGGCCAAGACGGCAACCGAGAGGAGTCGTTAGGGTACCCACCAGCAACCTGCTGAAATGTAAAGAAACCCATTCAAATGAGAGTCATTCTCATCAAGTCAAGCAAGGGGAGGGCGGGTCGAGAGTTCAGGGCTTTGGGCCTAAAGGACCGCCGCCTAAGTTTTTCTCGCATCGCCGCAGGTTAGAAACCTTTTTTATGGGTACCCCCAAAGTACCCTTTCAGTGGAGTTTCCCCCATGTCAGGACCACCGAAAACCCCGTCACACCTGGTTTTGGTGAGGGGGAACCCATCCAAGCGCCCTGTAAACCAGAGCGAGCCTAAACCAGAAAAAGGGGTACCCAATACTCCGAAGCATCTCGACAAGATGGGCAAGTACTGGTTCCAGCAAATTGCCAAAGAGCTTGACGGGATCGGCGTGCTTACGCAGCTTGACAGCAAAGCGCTTGAGCTGCTGATCGAAGCCTATACCGAATACCGACGCCACTGCGAAACGCTGGACCGCGAAGGATATACCTATGCGATTTACAGCGAGGAAGATCCGGACGAAGGTAAGGAACGGGAAATAAAATTTATTAAGGCGCATCCTGCAGCGGCAATGAAGGCCGACGCCTGGAAGCGTATTCGCGCCATGCTGTCAGAGTTCGGCATGACACCGGCCTCGCGCAGTAAGGTTAATGCTGGTGGTCCCGATAAAGTCGATCCGCTGGAAGAATTTCTGAAAGCGAGGGACTGATGGCTAAGGTTGCAGACGGAATCCGCTACGCAGAACGTGTGGCCAGCGGTGAAATCGTTGCGTGCAAATATGTGAAGCAGGCCTGCGCCCGTTTTCTGGATGATTTGCAGGTCGGTGAGCAGCGCAACGTTTTCTTTAGCGAAAGCCGCGCCCAGCACATCCTCAATTTCTATAAATTTGTGCCGCACGTAAAAGGCGATCTGGCCGGTAAGCCGATTGACCTGATGGACTGGCACATCTTCATCCTGATTAACATTTTTGGCTTCGTGGTGCCGCAGATAAACGAGCTAACGGGCGAGCAGGTGCTGAACAGCAAAGGCAAGCCGGTCATGGTTCGCCGCTTCCGCACGGCTTACAACGAAGTGGCGCGTAAAAACGCCAAATCAACGCTGTCCTCCGGCATCGGCCTGTATATGGCGGGCGCAGACGGAGAAGGTGGTGCCGAGGTTTATTCAGCAGCTACCACGCGGGACCAGGCGCGTATC